CGATGCCGGATCGTCTCGACTACGCCCGCCGCATGACCGCGGCGGCGCAGGGCAAGAAGGTCGCCTGACATGACCGTTTTCGTCGCCACCTTCGTCGACCAGGCCTTCGACAAGAAGTCGGCTGAGGTTGCCTATATCGCGCGCATGTTGCACAAGATGGCCGACGATGTCCAAAAGACGCAGGGGACGGTCAGCGCCGCGACCTCCGTGCTGCATTCCAACGCGGCGGGAACGGCGAACACCGCTGTCGCTTCGTGGACCTACACGGCAAGCGCGTCCAATCCGTGATCTGAAAGGGAATTCCGATGGCCGTCTCGAACCTCATGACCCTCACGGAATACGCCAAGGGAATGGCGCCGGAGGACGTTCGCCGCCCCGTGATCGAGATGTTCACGCAGTACAGCGACGTTTTCGAGGTCATGCCTTTCGAGGGGTTGAAGGGCTCCAAGTACGTCGGCTATCGCGAAGCCTCGCTGGCGACGCCGGTGTTCCGCGCCGTCAACGAGGCGTCTTCGTCCGGGCATGGCGTGATCTCGCCGTTCGACGAAGCGACCTACATCATCGACCACGACATCGACATCGACCGCGCGATCCAGGATCGCTTCGGCCCCGAGCGGCGCAATTACGAAGAACGGATGGGTATCACCGCCTTCGCCCGCCTGTGGATCGACACCTTCGTCAAGGGCGACCAGTCGGTCAATCCGCGCGTCTTCAACGGCCTCCAGGTTCGCGCGCAGAAGTTCGGCCGGATCTACTACAACTCGACGGCCTCGGGCGGCGCGGCGCTCAGCCTCGCCAACCTCGACACGATGCTCAACAACCTGTCGGGCAAGTCCGGCACTCGCTACCTGTTCGTCCCGTTCCTGTCGCTGCCCCTGTGGATTCAGGCGGCGCGCACCCAGTCGCTGACCGGCTATGTCATGCAGACCTGGGACGAGATCGGCCGGCCGAAGCTGACCTACGCCGGCATCCGGCTTCTCTACGGCTACCCCAAGGACGACCAGATTCCCGTCCTCCAGTTCAATGAAGTCGCCTACGGCACCGGCTCGGCGGTCACGTCGTCGATCTACGGCATGACGCTTGGCGAGGGCATGCTGCGCGGCATCTACGTCCGCAACCTGACGCCCGAAGACGTCGGCCTGCTGGAAGACCGCAAGACCTACCGCACCCACATCTCTTGGGACGTCGGTCTGGTCGACGAGTTCAAGTATTGCCTGACCCGCATGACCTCGTGGACCAACGCGCCGATCGTCGCGTGATCGTGGGGCTGAATTAACAGGAGGCCCAGATGGGCGACCGCACTTACGGATTTGACGCCAACCTCGCTCTCGCCGACGGCGCCGCCGCTATGACGGCATCCGGCTACGCGCAGTATGGCGGCGCGGACGGCATCATCGATTGTGGCGGCAACCAGAACATCACGGTTACGCTGCCCTCGATTGCCGCTTCCTCGACGATCACGCCGCAGCAACAGCGCACTGACGCCGCGGTGGTCATCGACGTCACCGCCATTGTCGTCACGTCGGGCTGCTACTACAAGCTGATGGTGCTGGTCTCGAACGACCCGGCCTTCGGCGCCACGAACGTCATGCAGGCCGGCGCGCTGCAACTCGCCATTGCCGGCACCGGCGATGTCCCCAACAACTTCACCCCGCCAGCGGTCCCCGCGATCGGCGGCAACCGCTACGAGATTCTGTTCTCCAACGAGCAGAACAACGTCAAGTACGAGTACGTCAAGCTGTACGTCGTGCTTGGCGGCTCGAACGCCTCCATCACCTTCAAGGCCTTCATGGCCGTCCTCCCGGCGATGCAGTAACATGGTCGAAGCGATCCAACTCAACGAGTACGTCAAGCTCTCGAACGTCGGGCCCGGCCTCGCCGCGATGGCCGACCGCGAACGGTCGATGGTCTATCTGTGGGACTGCGGTCCGACCGCGCCGAGCGCTCCCAAGCGCCCGGTTGCCCCGCGCGGCAAGGAAGGCGACCCAGAGTTCGATCTCGCGATGGTCGACTTCCGTCAAGCGATTATCGAGTACGAGGCCGACCTGCGAACCTACGGCGCCCGCAAGGACGAGTTTACCAAGTGGCAGACGCAGAACGGCGGCCCATTCGAGATCAAGATGTGGTCGGTCGACGCGCGCGATGCACTCGAGATCGAGGAGCGGGCGGTCAAGGAAGGGCTTGTCCCCGCGAAGCGCTACTTCGTTTCGTCGCGCACGCCCGGCTTCGAGTCGCTACCCAATCAGGGCCTGCCTGGGAACATGAAGCCCGGCAAGGGCCATTTCGAGAATCTGCGCCGTGAGCGCGAGGGTGAGGCCGACCTTGACGAGGCCCGCCGCTCCGACCCGGTATTCGGCTCCAGGGAGATGCGAGCATGAACACGAAACACTGGCTCATTGGGTCGCTCGCCGCTGCGGCGCTCGCTCTCGGTCTCGCCCTCCCGGCAGAAGCTGGCTCGGTCATGTGCGCGCCGGGCGCGGCGGCTACCGGGTCTCAAGCCGGGACGTTCGGCGGGACTAACTCTGCCGTCCCCTCGCAGACGCTCTACATCCTGAACTCAATGGGCTGTGCGGTCATCGCCAGCGGCGACGTCGGCTATGCCCGGTCGCAGGGCTGGGCTCCCGGCCCGAACCTGTTCACGGTCCAATTCGGCCCGTTCTCGGCGCAGTCGACCACGGCGAACTCGCCGATCCTACCGCCCGGCGCATCCATCATCGCGATCCAGGCGATCGAGACGGCGGGGCAGATCGTCACCGGCGGACTCGACGTCGGCACGGCTGGTTCATCCAGCCAGACGATCGCCGCGGCTGTCGCCGTGGGCGCCAGCGCCACGGTGGGCATCACCCCGCTCAGCGGTTACGTCATTCCCCCCACCGGCGTCCAGGTCTTCTTCAACGCCCATACCAACTGGTCCGACGCCGCTGTGGTCAAGGGCACGATCTTCTACAGCCTGACCTCGCCGTACTGACGAGCGCCAGAAGCACAACGCGAGAGGCGGCCGCGCGAAATCGCCGCCGCCTTTTTTGTTGGAGTGGATGATGAAAAAGCTACTCGCCTCTTTCGCCCTCGTCTCCGCGCTTGCGTTGAGCGCCGCGGCTCTCGCGCAGACCACGCTCTACCAAACCTTGATCAACGTCGCGACCGGAACGACTGGCGCTGTCACCGCGACGCTGGCGGCCAACGCCGGCAAGACGACATGGATTTGTGGCTTTGACGTTTCGGCGATCGGCGGCACGGCGGCCGTAGGGCCGGTGACCGTAACGGGCTTGCTCAGCGGCACGCTGACTTATCAGATGTCGTCTTCCGCCGCGGGCGTCACGCTCAGCCGAACTTTCACGCCATGCCTGCCAGGCAGCGCCATCAACCAAGCGATCGCCGTCGTCACCACGGCGGACGGCACCGCAAGCGCAGTCGACGTCCAAGCGTGGGGCTTCTGGCAATAGATCATTGCGTGAGCCCTGCCGTGCGGCGAAAGGTGCGGCATGTACCAATTCCCGCTCGACGAACTCGCCCTTGTCAATCGCGCCTTGTCAGCCACGGGCGATAACCAAGTCGCCCAGGCTGACGATGGCTCCGACGAGTGGAACACCTGCGATCCAGCCTACCAGGCGGGCCTTGGGTACGCGGCGGAAAGCCATAGCTGGGGATTTGCCAAGCAGGTCTTGACGCTGACCGCCAGCCCGACGCCGCCGCAAGACGTGACGTGGGACACGGCATACCCGATCCCGAGCGATTGCGTCCACATCATCTGGATCAAGATCAACCAGGACGCGCCGACGGTCAACACGCCGACGCTGACGCTGTACGACATCATGGGGACGCCGAGCGGCCCTGTCATCGTTTGCAACGCCCAGGGCGGCCCGCCGCCGCCCACCACGCCGCAAGTCCCCGCGACGGTCACGCTCTGCTACATCTCGAACTCAGGGGCGCTGTGCGACTCGACGAACGGCACGCCGACGCTCCTGCTTGCGCTGCAATCCTTCGTCATGTCGGGCATCTATCGCGGGCTCCATGAAGACCCGGCCGAGGCCGACAAGATGTGGATGGCCGGCGAGAAGATGCTCCAGATGGCGCGCACGCGCTACGACCAGCAGAAGCCGAAGCGGCAGTTTTTCAACTCGCGCATGGCCGCCGCGCGCCGCGTGCGCCGCCCGTGGCCGCCCAACGGCCTGAACAATTGGGGCGGCAGCGGGGGACCGGGTTGAGAAGGATCGCCTAAATGTCGCTGACGCGCGCTCAACTCCAATCCGAGGCGAACACCAACCTCGCCGACAACACGACTGGCTCAATCACGCCGGCGATTCTGCGCAATATGATCCTCGACGTTTTGGCGAACCTGCCGACGTTGCTCGACGCCGACACCTTCGCCGCGGTCAAGACGTTCACCGTCCCGCCGGTCCTGACCGGGCTCACTGGCGTCCTGCAAGGGAATGGCTCGAGCGCGGTCACAGCGCTGACGAATGCAGCGCTCGCGGCGCTGGTTCCCCAGGGCAAGATCACCATCACGGCGGCGGCGATCAACCTCAACGCGACCGGCGACACTGCGTTTGCCATCGCGCTGCCGAGCGGCTTCACGCGCTACAAGGTCTCTGAGCTGCACGTCTCGCACGCCAGCCTTTCACTGACGACGGCGCAGATTGGTCTCTACACCGGCACGCTCCAGGGCGGCGTCAACATCGTGGCGCAGACCTTGACCGGCATCACGCAGACGGCAACCGACACCAATCTGAACGCCTATAGCGCGACGATTGTCGACTCCGGCACGCGCTCCTACAACGACGCCAATCTCTATCTGAACGTCGGGACGGCGCAGGGCGCGGCGGCGACCGCCGACTTCACGCTCATCATCACGCCCCTGCCGTAGCGCCATGGCAATCCCGAAGATCATCGGCGCGCAACGCGACTTCTCGGCGGGGGAACTCGACGTTGCGATGAAGCGCGCCGATGAAAACCCGGTGATGAAGATCGGCGCGCGGCAAGCGTCGAACTGGCGCATCCTCAATTCCGGCGCCGCGTCGAACCGCCCTGGGCGCCGCATTCTGTTCCTGGAGACCGGCCGCGTCGAAAAGGTGCTGATGTCGCCGGGGAATGTGTTCTTCCTCGTCTTTGGCCCCGGCTATCTGCGCGTCTACAACGCCGCTGGCGCGAACGTCTTTTCCTCGACCGTGAAGGGCGACGGTGCGTCGGCAATCTCGTGGACAATGGCGACGGTCGGAAATGTTTCTTTCGCTGTCGCGGCAGGATCGCAGCTTTCGATATACATCGCCTACGCCGATGGCGCCCCGAACAACGTCCCACAGGTTTTGACTTGGGATGGTGTGTCGCAAACGTCGACATGGACGCTGGCGACCTATGCTGAGACTGTTAAAATAACGGGCCAGAAGCGGACGTTATTCTATCGGATTTCACCACAAAATGTGACGATGCAGCCCAGCGGGTCTACGGGAAACGTGCAACTCACGTTTTCAGCCCAAGTCCTGACGGCTGGCATGATTAACACCCGCATGAGTTACGCGGGAGTTCAGGTTATCATCACGAGTGTGACGGCTGCGGATTTTGTGACCCCGGTTGCTGGGCCGTCAAGATATGGGAAAGCGTCGGTTCAAGGAACATTGCCTGGAACACAGACCTTCGCGATGGGGGATAACCCGGCGATCTACTTCGCGGTCGGCGACTTGGTCAAAGGGTCCATTTCAGGCGCAGAAGGTATTGTCATCGCGACGTCCGGCACGCCCTACAACAACGGAATGACAGTCCAGTTGATTACGACGGCGACAGGTTCGTTGATTGGTTTCTATGATGGCGTCTGGACAGTATCGAACGGAGACACCGTGGCGGGGCCGAGTGGCTCGACTCAAATCGATCCACAGAACGGCCCGAGCGACCAAACTCGAGCGCCGATCATCAGCGGCCCACCGACTGCGATCTCGATTTGGGATAACGAGGTTATGAACACGTACTGGGGATATCCGTCCTCAGTTTTCTACGATCAGGAGCGGCTTGGCCTTTGCAATTTCTCTGCGTTGCCAAGTGCGGTCAGTTGGTCGGCAATCGGTCTTCCCCTCGACATGTACGTTGAGTCGACGGGCGCGTCGGTTACGCAGGACTCCGCCATTTTTGAACTGGCGCCAGGCAAATCGCAAGTTCTGTTCGTCCTTCCAGGCATGGAATCGAGCGAATTCATCTTTTGCGACAACGCCATCTACTATCTGCCTATCACGTTGCAGAACCCGCTTGAGCCGGGCTCCGTGGCGTTCAATCTCCTAAACTCACAGGGCTGTTCGCCAGGCGTGCGCCCACAGCCGGTCCAGCAATCGATTCTGTTCGTCAAAGCCGGCGGCGTCGAGATGGGCGCGGTGCAGGCGCCGGGCGCTTACTACCGCCCCTACGTCGTTGACAGCGTGTCCGAATTTCACTCGCACCTTTTCACGGCCTCGCCGCCCGTCGCACTCGCGGTCCCGCCGGCGCCGAGCCAATTCGAGGAGAATTACGCCTACGTCTTACTCGCCGACGGCTCCATGGTCGTCGGCAAATACTCCATTCGACAGGGCTTGCTTGACGTGGGGCCGGACGGAAAGCCGAAGATCGGCTGGCTGCCGTGGACCGGCGATGGCGAGGTCGAATGGATTTCCGGGTCGGGCGCCGATCTGATCCTGACGACAAACTATCCGGCGAGCGGTGGATCTGGCTTCTCGAACGGCTTCTCGAGCGGCTTCGGCGGCGGCGGCCTTGTGAGCGTCGTCGAGCGTCTCGACGCCACGCAGTCGCTCGACTGTGCCCTTACAGTGAATAGCCTGCCGACGGCGCTGGCGGCTCCGGGCGGCAAGGGGCCGCTGTGGTGGCTCCCCAACGCCAGCGTGACGCTGTTCGACGGCGCGCGGCCGATGGGGACGTATCAGATCGACGCCAACGGCAACCTCGTGCCGCAGTTCAACGGCGGCGAGAATCTGTCCAGCGCGACGCTCGTCGCAGGACAACCGTGGACCTCCGTGCTCGAACCTTTCGTCCCTGACGCGCCGCCCGGCCAGAGCCAGCATCAGCGCATGTTCAAGCGGCGTGTGTCGCGCATGGCCGTCTACGTGTCGAACTCGACCGGCTTCCTGATGGCGCGGCTGTTCAGCGGGCCAATCACGCCAGCGACCGCCGCCGAGCTGGCGCTGGGGACGGTCATGAACACGTTCCGCATTCCCACATGGAACATCGGCGACAACGTCGAGGTCGCGCCGCCGCTGCGCGAAGAGGCATATCGCTGGCGCCCGCTCGGCCGCTCCTACGACCCGCGCATGGCCGTGATCAAGGACACGCCGGGTCCTTTGATCATTCACGAGATCGGCTTGGAGGCGAGTCTCTAATGGGCCAAGCAGCATCCGCAGGCGCCGGCATCTTTGAGGCCGCAGGCTCGATAGTCCAGGGCATCGGGACTTCCAACGCCGACAAATACCAGGCCGCGGAGCAGGAGCAGGCCGCCCAATACGGCGACCTCAAGGCTGTCCAGACCAACGCGGCGCTGACTCGCAACCTTAATCAGACGCTTGGCAACATCGACGCCGTCCGCGCGGCGGCGCGCACCGATCCGACCTCGCCGACAGGCGCGGCCGTGCGCAACACGGTCGAAGCGACCGGCACCGAGAACAAGAACATTCAGGTTGACTCGATCATGGCGCAGGCGGAACAGGACCGGGCGAACGCGGCCTATCTCCGCAGCGCGTCGAGCACGGCGCTGCTCAGCGGCACGATTGGCGCGTTCGGCGATTTGCTCAAGGGCTTCTCGGGAATGCCCGGCCTGTCGAGCGGGAGCTAAACGCACATGCCCGATCTTCTCGACCTCGTCCCGAAGGAAGTCGTCACCAGCCAGCAGCCGCGGGGCCTGAGCCCAGGCCAGGTCGCGCAGCCGTATGACGAGCTTGGCAAGTCGCTCCAGACGCTCAGCACGGGCCTGAGCGACGTCGCCGTGCCGCTCGCCGAGAAACAGGCGGCGGCCGATCTCAACCAGCAGAAGGTGACGCGCGGACCGGATGGCTCGATCCAGGTTGCCAACCCGGCGAACGCCGTCATCTTTGGCGAGGCGGGCAAGGCTTACGAGCGCGCTGTTGTCTCCGGCACGGTCGCGCAGGCTGGCAATCTCGCCGCGCAGGATATGACGCAACTGCATCGGCAGTTCCCGCTCGACCCGCAAGGCTTCTCGACCGCCGCGCAGGCGCACCTCGACAAGATCGCGTCGGGCCAGGGCGACTCGATCGCCGGCCAGGAAATCTTGCGCGAAGGCCGCAGCCTCTACACGCAGCATCTCGACGCGATCACCAACGCGGCGGCGATGAACGACGTCGACAATTCCAAGAAGTCGATCATGGCGACGATCGACGATCAGAAGAACACCGCGATCGCGCTCGCCCGCCAGCCAGGTGGAACCGACGCGCCAGAGTTCAAGCAGGCCGTCGCCAAGCTCAACGCCGCCTATGACGCGCTCGGCACGAACCCGCTGTTCAAGACGCCGCAGGATCAGATCGACCTCGAAAAGAAGAACACCGTCGCACTGTTGCAGAGCGAGGGGGTGGTCGCGCACATCGACGACACATTCAACAAAAAGAGCAAGGCCGAAGCGCAGAAGGAACTGACGGATTCTGTCCTCAACAACCCGAACCTGCGCGAGGTCGATCGCGATCGGCTCTATCGTTTCGGCATGGCGCACCTGGAGTTTCTGACCGGAGATCAGCAGGCGTCCATTCAGGCGAGCCGCCAGACGACGACCGACATCGAGAAGCTGGTCTCGACCGGCAAGCTGCGGCCCGACGACCCGGCGATCGGCTCCGCCATCACGCAGGCCAAGGCGATCGGGGACGATTCGAGCGTGCTGCGCTTGCAGGCCGCGATCAAGGTCGCGCCGGCGCTCAACGCCAGCGGCGCCCTGCCGTCCGGCGCGCGCGGCGCGGCGATGGGCGTCCCTGCCGCCGGCGGCAACGTCGCGAAGTTCCAGCGCTACAATCAGTTCCTTAACGGCGGCGACGTGCAAAGCGCGCTGCGACTGTCCGAAGGACTGCGCACCAACGCCTATTGGGACGTCAACCACTGGCGAACCGGCTACGGCTCCGACACGGTGACGCGCGCCGACGGCTCGATCGAGCCTGTCACGGCGACGACGCAGATCACGCCGGCCGACGCTGAGCGCGACCTCCAGCGCCGTACCGGGCTCGCCGCGCAGACCGCGCAGGCGGCCGTTGGCGCCGGGACGTGGGCGGCTATGGCTCCCGGCGCGCAGGCGGCGCTGACCAGCGTCGTCTACAACTACGGCCATGTGCCGAGCGACATCGCGGCCGCGGCTGGAGACGCTTCGGCGATCGCTGCCGCCATTGCCAAGCACGCCAGCGACAACGGCGGCGTCAACTTCCAGCGGCGCAACGCCGAGGCGAACGCTGTGCTCGGCAAGTTCGGTCTGTCCGGCTTCGAGAGCGCGCCGGTCGCGCCGTCGGCCAATGGGGGCATGCCGTTCAGCCAGACCGACGTCGCGCGCAATCCCTACCTGCTGTCGGCCTATTTCCGCACGCTAGCGGCTGACCCGGAGGATCGCGGAGAGACGGTCAAGGCAACCGCCGAGGCCGCATTCAAGGCGATCGACGCCGGGATCAAGCCGTCCGACGACGCCATCACGCTCGTCTATCAGGCGGCCGATCGCGACAAGGCGAAGTTCGGATTTCTCGGTTCAGAGTTGACCGGCAAGCTGGCGGCGCTCGGCGCGGCCGGCATGGGCGGCCCGGACCGCGCGGCGTTCGCGGACCAAGCGCGCGCCGCCGCCGTTGCCGCTCCCGACATCTACCATCAGGCGATCGCCACCGCGGCGATGACGCAGGCAAAGCAGCAGGAGCGCCTGCGGGCCGAGCAACCCTACACCGCCGCGGCGAACCGCTTTGGCACGCCGACGCCGGCCGCGATCGATCCCGCGCATCCTGAATTGGCGGGGCAGGCGCTGGCTCAGCGCGGCGTTCTGTCACAGCACATCGGCGCACTCGACGGCACACCGCCGCCGCCGTTGCTTGAGAAGGGCGACGAGCCGGCGCTGCGCGCGCTGTTGCAGGGTCCGCAGGCCGCGCAAGTCCTGCCGCAGATCGCCGCGAACATGCGGCCTGACGATCTCGACCGCCTGGCGCGCGAGCCCGCGTTCAAGGAGAGCGTCGTCGGCATGTCGCGCTCGGGCGACCCGGCGAAGATGAATGCCGCATTCTCGCTGATGGACACACTGGCGCGGCGCAACCCGCTTTCGTTCGATACCGAGTACAAGGATGGCGTGAAGGACCTCAGCGTCTGGCAGTCGCTGCTCAGCCAATATCCGCCCGCCGAGGCGGCGAAGCGCATGATGCGCGCCAACGATCCGGCGCAGGCCGGCGCGATCGAAGACGCCAAGAAGGTCGCCGACGAAGCGTTGAAGGCTCTCACGCCCGCCGCCGTGGTCTCAAAATTCTCGACCGGCTGGGGTCCGTTCGGCACGACCGCGCAGGCGCCGGTCAATCCTGACGGCGCGGCGAACGCTTCAATGGCGCTGCGGCGCGAGTACGGGACCGCTTATCGCGAGGCGTTTGCTTCGTCTGGCGACGTCCACGCGGCCGATGTCGCCGCGACCAACGCGATCAAGATCAAGTTTGCGATCTCGCCGACGAACGGCAACCGCGTCATGGCCTACGCGCCGGAGGGCTACTATCCGCAGGTCGACGGCTCGCAAGACTGGATGGCGAAGCAACTCGACGACGACGTCGCCAAGCTGATCAAGACGCAATACGGCTCGAACCTCGACGTGCAGGGAAGGGAAAAGCCGGGCGCGCTGCCGCTATATGGCGGGACCGAGCAAGACGCCGCGGCGACGGCGGCCTACCGCGCGCCGCGCGCGCTCGTCCCGGACCAGATGACGCAGGCCGATATTGCAGCGCACAAACCTCCATCCTACACCGTCGTCGTCCAGCAACCCGACGGGCGCTTCTCAGCTTTGGCGAAACCAGATGGGACGCCCTATCGCTACCGATTTGATCCATCGCAATTCCAAGCCGATCTCGCCGCGCGGATGGAACAGGAGCGAAACACCCCGGCGCCAGACATTGAAGTTCGGAGCATGCGCTGATGCCGACCTTCGTCGAAGGGCAGGACCCGCTTGATCAGGGCGCGCCAGCGCCGGGCAGGATCCCGCTCGGGCCGACGCAGCCTGACCCGTTCGTCGGACCGACGCACGGCGAAGTCATCGGCGCCGCGTTTCGGCAGAACAACCCGGTCGCTTCGGTGATCGATGCAATCTCGCGCGGCCCGACCGTCTCGCCGCCTGTGCCGGGCTACGATCCTGTTCCGCGCCTTGTCGGAACGAAGTACGAACCGTTGCTCACCCAATCGCTCGGCGACACGAGCCCGGACGAAACGACGGCGCGGATGGCGAAGTTCGACGCCGAGCAAAAGGACCAGCAGACGCTGGCCGACGCCGGCTGGGGCGGCACAGTGGCGGCGCTCGCTGCCGGCGCGCTCGATCCGTCATGGTTCATTCCGATCGCGGGCGAGGCGCGGGCAGGCGCCGAACTCGGCATTGGCGCCCGCGTCCTGCGCGGCGCAGCCGAGGGGGCCCTGCGCTCGGGCGTCTCGGAAACCGCCTTGATGGCGTCGCAGGTCACGCGAACGCCAGGCGAGGCTGGCGCCGACGTCGCGACGAACACCCTCCTGATGGGCCTTATCGGCGGCGGGGCGCGCTACCTAGAGGGCGGCGAGCGCAAGGGCGCGGTCGATGGCCTGGAGGCGATGAGGCGCGACCTGACGCCCGGCGCTGCGCCCGCAATAGCCGAAGACGTTTCCGCCGCGGCGGCCGACAAGCGGACGATGGTGCTCTCGCCAATCCTCCCGCCGATCGTGCGCGACGCCATCGCGGCGATCCCCGGCGGCGATGCCGCGCTCAACGCCATGCGGCAGATCGGTCTCGCCGCGTCGCCGTCCGGCCGGACATTCCTCAACGGCTCGCTGCCGGGCGCGCGGGCGATGGGCGACCTTGCCGAGACGTCGCTGAAATTCACGCAGGCGGCGGAAGGACAGACCGCCTCGACTATCGGGACGGTTCCGATCAGCCGCATCTCGCGGATGCAGCAAATGCGGTTTGAGCAGGTCAACCGAGACGCTCTTGAAGACGCCTTCACGCAATATCGCGGCAAGTCTGGCCCGTCGATCCTCGTGCGCGCGCAGGCCGCCGTCGAAAATCTGACCGGGAACAACGACGGCAAGATGAACTTCGACGAGTTCAAGAAGCAGGTCTACCTCGCGCAGACGCAGGGCGGCGAGCATCCAATCCCCGAGGTCGCCAAGGCGGCGCGCGACGTCACGGCCAAAGTCTACGATCCCGTTCTCAAGTTTGCGCAGAGCGTGAAGGACAAGGACGGGCGCCCCGTCATCGCGGAGGCGATTGGGCCGCCGAAGGGCGACAAGGGCTTCGCGCCGCGCGTGTGGAACAAGGCTGCCATCGCCGAAGACCCGAATGGATTCGACACCACGACGGCGTCATGGCTGGACGCCGAGCAGCGCCGCCACGTCTCGATCAAGGAGAACCTCGAATATCTGCGCGATCAGCACAACAAGCTCGGCGAGGACGCGGAGGCCGAGCGCCAGCAACTCCGCTCGCGCATGGAAGAACAGATCGTCGATTGGGGCGGCAAGACGACGGACGAGGCTGTCGCCGCGCTCAAGAAGCGCGAGGTCGCCGAGGGAATGCGGCCAGAGGCGACCGATCGGCTCAAGGGCGCAGACAAGGCGGTCGACGCCGCAATCGACAAGATCATCAAGTCCGAGCGGCTGGATATGTCGCCGGACGAGCTGATGAGCCTGGCGCGCGAAATCCGCAACCGGATCAACACCGCAGCGGACGGGCGGCTTCCCTACGACATGCCGTCTGGCGGCCCACAGTTGGGCTACGGCGAGGCCAATCCCGTGCGCGGCTCGCTCAACGGGCGCGACTTCGCTATTCCGACGGCCAATGTATTGAAGTATGTTCACACAGACATGGAGCATGTCGTCCCGGCATACCTCCGCACGATCATCCCCGACCTGCACCTGATGAAGCGGTTCGGCGACGTCGAGATGAGCGAGCAGTTCAAGAAGGTCAATGAGTGGTACGACGGCCTTGCGGCGAAGGAGACGGACGCCAAGAATCTGGCGAAGATCGACGCCTCGCGCAAGGCGGAGGTCCGCGATCTCGCCGCGACACGCGACCGTATTCGTGGCGTCTACGGGATGCCGACAAACCAGACTCAGCGCAACTTCGGCCGCGTGGCGCGCGCCGTCGGTAACTGGAACGTCGGGACCTTCCTCGGCACGTCGATGCTCAATCGCTTCCAGGACATGGCGAACGCGACGGCGCGGCGCGGCTTGCTCGGCTACATGGGCGACGGCTTCCTGCCGTTCATCAAGGGCGCGACGCGGATTGACGCCGGCTCCGCCGCCAATCGTCAGTTCATGAAGGACATCGGCGTCGGCGTCGACACGGTCAGCGGCCACTCGGCGTCGCTCTTTTGGGACGTCGTCAACAACCACCTACCAGGGAATCGCTTTGAACGCGGCCTGCGCGCGTCCGCCAACACGGCCATGATCGTCACCGGCCACACGCCTTGGACGGACATGAACAAGCAGATCGCCGGCATGGCCGCGTCCGCTGAGTTCCTGCGCATGGCTGACCGCATTGCGGAAGGCGCGCACACTGAACGCGACATTCGCTCGATGGCCCACGCCGGCATTGACCCGGCGATGGCGCGGCGCATCTCCAAGTCGTTCAACGACGGCGGGTTCACTCAGGTCGGCGACGCTAAGGTCCCCAACACTGCCGACTGGAAAGACGCCGGCGCGCGCGAGGCGTTCGAGGCCGCGATCCAAAAGGACGCCGACATCGCCGTCATCACCCCTGGCGCCGAGAAGCCGCTGTTCCTGAGCGACCCGACGATGGCGCTGCTCGGCCAGTTCAAGGGATTCGCTTTTGCCGCACAAGAGCGCATCCTTATTTCTAATTTGCAGGAAGCCGACGGCCGGACGTTGCAGGGGCTCCTGCACATGCTCGGCATGGGCGCCCTGTCCTACGCCGCCTACAGCCTCGCGACGGGCCAAGCGATGAGCAACCGGCCGCAGGATTGGGTTAAGGAGGCCGTCACCCGCGCCGGGATGATGGGCTGGATGAGCGACGTCAACGCCATGCAGGCCAAGTTCACCGGCGGCAAGACGGACGCCTGGCGCGTCGTCGGGGCCGATCGGCCGCTGACTCGCCACACATCGCAAAGCGCGCTTGAGGAAATGCTTGGCCCGACCTTCGCGCTGCTCAACGGCGTCGCGCAGGCCGGGACGGACGCCTCTTTTGGCGCCTGGTCCGCCAAGGACACGCACAAGCTCCGCCAGGCGATGTTCCTGCAAAACCACTTCCTGATCCGCAAGCTGCTCGACGAGGCCGAGGATGGCTTCAACCAGCACCTTGGGATCAAGCCGCTCAACCGCGACCCGACAGTGTGGGCCGGCGGGCCGCCGAAACAATAGTCAGCGGACTTGATCAAAAGTTCACATGTCCACATGTTCGCAGACGGCTAGATCATCGCCGCGCCGCCTTCGTTGTGGTGAAAAAGGTGGCCGGCGGCGATAGCGAGTCGCCAACCGGCCGGTTCGGACATACGGTTTGAAGGCTGAAATGTCCGATAGAGCGAACGTTCTATATAACGGATGCGTTTGTTCGTCAATCCGAAATCAGCCAGCCCGGCCGTAGGCCGATCGAGCCCCGTCCAAAATTCGCGCCGTGTCGGCGGTTCCGACAACGTGCAGGCGAGGGACTCTTCACCCGATCTTCGGGGCTTCCGGTCCGGCCGCGGCGGCTTAGCGCCAACGCCATATCCCCCAAAACAAACGGCAATCCACCTATGGCCAGTCCGAGGCAATGTGCGGACGCCGGGCGAATGGCCCACGATACGGGCAGGGCGGGTAAACTCTAACTAAGCTCCTCAGTCCGTGTCGGCTTCTAGGGGCCGGGGATTACGGAAGGCGGACTGTTGGCTTGGTCATTGCGACCGCCCGCCCGCGCGCGCAAACGGTCATCATGAAGACCTTGCGCCGCCTGTCCATCGCCGCGCTTCTAGCGCTTGGCCTCTCCCCTGCATTCGCCCAGGCGCCGCCCGTCGTTCCGGCCCTTCCCGACACGCCGCGCCTGACGAGCTACACGATCGCTGGCACGACCTGCACATGCGCGGTCAACTTCGCGCTCTACGGCAACGCCAACCTCGCCGATTATCAGGATTGGGTCGAAGTCTTCCTGAACGGCGTCCAGGTCGCCTACAACGACCCGACTTATGGCTGGACGATTACCTCGCCGACCGGCGCGCTGGCCTCAATCGCGCGCCCCGTCACTGACGCGGTTCTGACCTTCACTGGCGTCCAGACCGGCACAGTCCAGATCGTTGGCGCGTCGCGGCCGGCGCGCCTGTCGCAATGGTCGGAAAACCAGGGCGTCTCGGCGCGAAACCTCAACGTCGCCTTTACCGGCATCGTTGCGCAGCTTCGCGAGGTCTGGGACAAGATCAACGACGTCTCTGGCCGCGACCTCAAGTCGCAGCCCGGCAACACCGTCGGCCTACTGCCGCTGCCGGCCGCTTGCTCAAACGCTTTCCTCGGCTTCGATTCGACTGGCCTCAATCCGCTTTGCCGAGTCGGCGCCGCCGGCTCTGGAAATGTCGTCGGGCCGGCGACGTCGACCGTAAACCATCTGGCGGCCTTCGGAAACACTACGGGATCGGCGCTGCTCGACATCGCACTCGGAACGCATCTGTCGATTGGCAGTTCGATGCTCTCGACCGACGCTCTCGGTACAGGCATCCTTGCAACACGTGGCGACATTCCAACCGCTCTCCCGCCGAACGGCCCGGCCAGTGGCGATCTCTCTGGGGCGTATCCCGGCCCGACCGTCGCCAACGTCCAGGGCCTCGCGTACAAGCCAAGCGCGGCTTACACGAGTGGCCAAGTCCCAACATGGAACGCGACGAACAGAGACTTCGAGCCCGGGACCGGCGGCGGTTTGCCAGGTGTTGTTGTTCTCAGTGGAGCAGCGGGGAACGGAACAACTGACGACACGACAGCTATTGCAAATTGCATTTCCGCGGCTGGACACGGAATTTGTTACATTCCACCCGCAAGCACGTGTTATCTAGTTAGCGCAGAACTAGATCTTCTTCAAGACTACGCAACGCTTACAGGCGCCGGAAGTGCATCATGGCTCTGTTATGCAAACACGTATAGTGGAAACATCATAAAAATAGGCAACGCCACAACAAATCCCGGTCGGGTGAGTGTGTCTCGCATCAAAATCGCCCCGAAGTCAGGTAACGGCACGTCGGCTACTGGCATTTATGTTGCTAACGGAAATGCCGTATTTTCTGACCATATCGAAATTGTAAGCACTGGGAACGCTATCGACATAGAGAATGACGCCGCAACGTTAACAACGTATGGTGTTGTGATTCGTGACGCCTATCTTAATACCTGTATCACAAGCTGTGTTACCGTTGGCAAGAATGGCACAAATAATCCGGCAAACATTTATCTTGAGGACGGCAATTATACGGGAGGGTCAGCCGCTAATATTATATTGTTGTACAATGTAAGCGGAATGACAATTAAAGAAGTTAGTACCCTAGGCGGTAACTCTGGTTTTCTTACGTACCCCGGCACGTCTCAGATAGTTTACTATGTGAGCGTGTTTGGTAGCTATTTTGATACGACGTATTCAAATGCCGCTCTGATTACGTCAGCCGGCGGCAATGTGCATGATATTAGTTTCGTTGATCCGTGGTTTGCATCAGCGGGGTTAGGTTCTGGAACATGCTCCGGGTTATCGAACGGTTTGTACATAACCGGGGCAAATGTCTCTGGAATTAGCGTTACCGGGGGAAATATTATTAATAACTGTAGCGCGGGTGTTCTTATAGACGGAGCTAGTTATATCAATTTTGAAAATGCACATATAGGCGCAAATAATGTTAGCAATGGTGCCGGAACAAATGGATTTACTGTTACGGCCAACGCGGCAAACACGCATATTAAAGTTATAGGTGGAACGTCTGGCGGCGACCCTGCATTTGTAAGTAATTTGCAGAAGTATGGATATTCATTCGGTAGTGGATCGGACTACATCAACTTTATTGGCACTGATGGTACTGGAAACGTGACCGGCTCTAGTTCTATTGGAACAATAGCGCATTTGAACAACGTGAACAATTTCTAACGGCTAATAAGGATGGGCGGATAATGACCGGATTTGCAGGCGTTGACCGCAGTGGTTCACTAATAGCCATCGCCGCTTTGGCGTCGCTCTGCCTCAGCCATCACGCCGAGGCGGCTGGGCGGTCCGCGCCGTCGATTTATTCAGCCGAATGGAGCGGTGGCGTTCTGGGGCGGAATTGGGGCGGCGATGTCGTGGCCGAGGCGGCGCGCTATGTCGGCTCTGGCAAGTTCACAAGCCTCCCTGGGGCTTGGTGCGCGGACGCGGTCAGCGCTTGGCTGCGCGCAACCGGCAAGCCGCCTCTGGCGAATCGCATGGCGGCGGCCGCGCTGAGCTACGGCCCGCGCAGCAACGGCTCGCCTGGCGATCTCGCCGTGTTCGTCGGCCGTCGCGGCTATGCCTACCATGTCGGCGTGGTCGTCGCGGACCTCGGGAGCGAGGTCGAGATCGTGTCGGGGAACTGGGATCACCGCGTCGCCCGCGCTGTCGTATCTCGCCGCGGGCTGATCTTCGTGAGGACGTGATGGTCGTCGAGGCAGGCGTCTCGATGCAGGGTCTGCTGGCGTTGCTGCTGTTCGCATGGCTGTTCGTCTATGTCGGCGGAAGGATTGGATGATGACCGGATTTGCGGGCTTTGATCGGTCCGAGTACCCCGGCGACGCCGTGATGAAATGGCTGCTCGCCGACACGAATCTGCGTTGGGCGGGGTTCTATCTCGCGCCGGCGCCGAGCCATCAGGACCCGTCGTGGATGAAGGCGGCGGAAGGCGACGGACTCGCCGGCTGGGGCCTCGCGCCGATCTATGTCGGGCAGGAGACGATCGGCCCCGGCTCGCATCTCGTCACGGCGGCGCAGGGAGCAATCGACGGCGCGGCGGCGTGCGCGCTGATGACGCAGGTCGGCTTCGGCGCCGGTTCATTCGTTTATCTCGATTTGGAGAACGGGCCGCCGTTCAGCGCAGCGCAGCAGGGCTACGTCGGTGCGTGGGTCGACGCGGTCGTCGCCGGAGGCTTCGGGCCAGGCGTCTACGCCTCCTTCATGTTTGCCGCGCAGGTGAAGGCGCTGCGACCGAACGCGCGCATTTGGGCGTTTCACGTCCGCACAACTTCGCCTCATTCCGTCACGGGCTCGACCTTCGCCAATCCTGACCCGACGACCAGCGGCTTCAACAAGGCGTCAATCTGGCAGCACGACGACGAGGCGCGCATCTACTGCCCTGCCACGCCGAACAACCTTCTTGCCTGCGATCTCGACAGCGCCGACTCGGAAGACCCGAGCGCGGCATAAGGAGCACCACATGAACTTCGATCCAAAGATCGGCGTGATTTTCAGCGCGATCGCCACCCTCATCTCCGTCGTGGCGGTCATCAGCCCCACGGCGTTCCCGTCCTACGTTCCGGTCGCGGTAGCGGCGGCGATCATCAGCACCTGCGCCTTCCTGAACATCATCCTCAACGCGGTCAACGGTGTGCTGCATCTCTATTCGTCGAGCGCGCCAGGCCCCATGGCGCCGAAGGACTCCGCCCTCATCACTGCGGTGACGAAGTTGCAAGCGGATGACACAGCCATCGATACGGCCACGAAGACCGCGGCCACAACGATCATCGCCGCCGCGGCGAAAACCGCCAGCGCCCTTCTCGTCGGCGCGACGGTCGTCGGCGCTCTCGCCTTCGGCGCGCCTTCCATCGTCCGAGCCGCCGAAGCTGCGAGGCCAGTTGCAACAGGCCCCATCATTGACCCGCTCGGCCTCAACAAGAAGCTGTCAGGTACGTCAATGGCGGACGGGACCGCGCCAGACCTGTTCACGGCGATCACCGACTATTTCCAGCAAGGGCTCGACGAGGCCGAGACGCTATCGCTCGCCGTCCCGTCGATCCAAGACGGCAACGGCCACGACTGCGCGGTCGCCGGCCAGACGCTCATGTCCGTGCGCAAGGTGCATCCGAAGCTGATCTCCGGCCACGCCGCGGAAGACGTCGAGGGCCTGCGGATCACGATCGCCGCGTTCCACCAAATCTGCGACAACGCGGCCTGTCAGAAATTCTTCTCGGAAGCGTCCAACGCCATCGCGACGCTCGGCGTTAATATCACGGTCCCGATCTTCCCTGCCTTCTGCGCCAAGCTTCCCGCCGTCACGCTCGTTCCGCCGACGGCGCCCGTGACGGCTCCGGCCGCGTCGCCCACTCCCGCCCCAACGGCACAGTGATGCTCACCCATCAGCAAATCTGCGCGCTCGTCGGCCAATCCTACAACGTCCCCGCGACGTGGCAGTGCGGCAACGACGTGCGGGCTGTTGGGACAAAGATCGGCGATGAGTTTGTGGTCGCCGTCCCCGGCACGGTCAACCTCGCGCAATGGATGATCGACTTCTCGGCGTGGCCGAAGCCCTTCCCCTACATCGGGACGTATCACGAAGGCTTCGGGCTGTGGGGGTTGAAGCTATGCGAGGCCGTGTTGAAGGACCTTCCCGCAAACGGCCGCGTCATCTTCGCCGGCCACTCGCTCGGCGCGCAACTCGCGCAGGTGATGGCCGCAGTCTTCGCCGCGCTCAAGCACAAGAGCGCCCCGATGCGCGTCGTCACCTTCGGTTGCCCGCGCGGCGCGTTCATGGGGAACTTGACGGCGCCCGGACTCATCAAGACGGCGCTCGAGGCCGTTTCCTACCACAACTGCGGTGATCCAATCTGCGAGGTCCCGCCGCTCCCGATGTGGAAGCACAACGTCAGCCTGACGGAGATCGGCTCGCCCATCCACGCGCAGGCGCCTTCAATGGCCGACCACGCAATTGCTTTGTACTTGTCGAACCTCAAAACGTTGGAACCTCAAGCGGCTGGCGACGCCGCGAGACGTCCTGGTGGCCTGTGCGGCGTTGACGATAATTGGTGAACCGAAGCAGAATCCAGGTGTGAGTACAATCCGAAGCTGACGGTGGAATCGGAACTGGCCTGACCCAAGGGCCGAAGGGGGCTAAATTGGTTGACAGGAGACCCAGGTACGTGAGGGGAAACATTCCGCCGCCTGCCGATCAAGTCCACATCGACCTTGGCGCTCTTGACGAGCGTGTTCGGGGGACCGAGCGAGCTATCGACGATGTGAATGGGCGCCTCGACAATCTCGGAACGCAGATCAACAACATGTCGTCGTCTTTCGCGCAGCAGATGACGCGGATTAGCGAAAAGATCGACGCCAAGATGCAGGTGAAGCCGACCAATTGGCTCGCCTTTGTAACGGCGGCAGCGGCGATTGTCGCTCTTGGGATCACAATCGGCAGCCTTGTCATGGTTCCCGCGTTCAGTAGCATCCGCGAGAACGCGGCGGATATCAAAGAGCGGGTGACAACAAAGGAATTTGACGAATTTGGGCGCAATATGCACTCGCGAGACGACAAGCTGTCACAGTTGATTGAGGGTCTGACGCGCGACAAGATCGGCATCCGCGAGCACGACGAGTTCAAGGACAATATCGAAGGCCGGATCGGGGCCTTTGAAAAGACGCAGGACAATCGATTCCTCGATTTCGACAAGTCTATTGCCGAACGGCTGAGTGCGATCATATCCCGTCTCGACGCGATGAGCACCCGGATCAGCGAAGGCCAGGAGCGGCCGAAGGCGAACTAGCCTCCCCCTTCTCTGCCATGAGCGGCGATTAGGCTCAGAGGTCGAGTTCCGTTTCGAGTTCTTTGAGCGTGGCGACTGCCCCCATGCGTTCGGCAACCTTGGGGTAATGCTCGATCATGTGCTTGAGTTCGGCGATGTGGTCGGGAACGGGAAACTCCCCGATCTGGTGCAGAAAGACAAATTCTTCGCCCCACATGCCGCTACGCGTCGCGCAGTCGAGGCCCCAGTCGTTGCATTCGGGGTGGAAGTAGGAGCAATAGAAATCACCGTCGTAAACGCCGGAGCCTCGAATGGCCGGCTCGCCGACCTCAATCCGCTTGAAACAGTGGTCGCAGGTATGAGGCTTCCTGGTCGCCTTCACGGTTGAAGAGCGGTTGAATTCGCTGCTCATAGCACCTCCCCCTTCCCTGCCGCGTTGAGGGCGGCGAGACGGGTTACAGGCAGTCACTGCGCCCCCGAGCGCCCAAGTTCTCGACGGAGACGGCGTCCCAGTAGCCGACGTCCGCGCAGCGCGAGCCCGCGTAGCCGACGTTGAACCAGGACCCGCCGATGAAGGCGCCGCGCGGCTGGTCGGGATCGCCGTCGTGGCCCCAGACCCACAAGCCGCCGGTCGCCTGCATCAGACCGAAGCGGCTGGTGCGCGGCGCGTCGAGGCCAGTCGTCTTGGGATCGCGTTCGGCCGCCGTCCTCTCCGTCACGCCGAACGCCGCGGCGAAGAACTCCTCGAGGCTGAGCAGCCCCTTGCCGTGCGCCGCCATCACGGCCTGCGCCGTCGCAAAGTCGAACCGCTTGGCCGGCTTGCCCTTGGCGTCGCGCGGCCGATCGTCGCCGTCGGCGATCGTCGCGCCAAACTTGCTGGTGCCGTCGGCGAGATGATTCACGCCGGTCAGATAGATGTCGCACCAGAAGCGGCCGGCCGACGTGGTCACCAACGTCATGCCGCGCGGGTCGGGGCAGGCGGGGCGGAAGGCGACGTCCCACAGCGAGAAGGGATTGATCGCCGGCACGTCATCGCCGCCTGCGCGCGCCGGCGCGTTGCCGCCGGGCGCATAGTGGAACCCGCCGAGCAGCGTCCCGCCGTCTGGAATGCCGATCAGTCGCGCCACCGAAAGCGCGCCACAATCGCAATTGACGACGTAGTCGGCGCCGGGGACATAGCCGGGCTCGTCCGCGGCGTTCAAATGAAGAGGAACCGACGTGTCATGAGCGAATGTGTGGCCGGCGAAGATCGTTCCGGCCCTGACGACCAGGCTGTCGCGGCCCGTCGTCTTGAACACCGAGACGTGCGGGTTTGGTCTGATCAGCGCCGTCGCGTCCGGTTGCGGATTGGTGTGCAAATTCATGTTCTCAGGCTCCGTGTTTGGCCGACTTTCGAGGGCGGCGAGGGCTTCGTTGATCGCCGCAATTTGAAGGCTGGCAAGATCAGATGCGCTGGAAAATCTGCCGATGTGCCATTTAGCTCCCCACAGTGCCTCCTTCGCCTTCTCCACAGCCAAGCGGAGGGTGGCAATCTCCGCCGCTTCCCTCAGCCCCTCCGCCTGGCCTCGGGCTTCGGCGCGGGTTAGAGCGGCAAGGGCGATATGCACAGCTTCCGGAGTAGACTCACGGTTGCATGCGCCGCAGTTATCGGAACCGAGATCGGCGTGTCGCCGGCACACGGCTTGCTCGGGGTGGGGGCAGACCCACTCCCATTCTTTTGCGCAGACGAGCGCCAGCTCCCGCGCCTCCACCTCACGTTCATTAGGGGTCATCCCAAGTCTCCAAAATATCGAGATCGCCGCCGACGTTGGCGAGATAGTTCATCTTCATTCGGCTCGTGAACACGACGATTAGCTTCTGCAACACACCGAGGGCACGCCGACTGATCGGCTACCGTCATCAAGTACCACCTGTACTCATCGTCGGCTCCCATTTTCTCAGCGCGGCCTCGGGGTAAATCTGCACGCTTCCGCGCTCAAACGCACTTTCGACGCAGTACCCTCGCGGCGTTAACTCGGTCCAATAATACCCGCAGACTTTACCGCGCCAGGATGACCCGGAACGCTTCTCGACCGGATCGCCGACCCGGTAGAGCCATGCGCCAGCGAAGGCGTCGGACATGGCGGTCATTTCGTCGGCTCCGTGGGTGGAGGGGGAAGGGGACGCCCATCGTCGTCACACGCGATTGTGAGAAGCCAATCAGGGTCATTCTCAGCAACCACGGCGTCCCCAGCAGTCCATACACACCAAGTTCCATCTTTCCAGACTGTAATTGAGGGCTTGTTCATTTTGGCGGCTCCGGTAGTTGTTTCCAGATTGTGAGAGTGCCTTCGCTCTCGGATTTGTAGTTAGTCCCAAAATCCGATTGGTTCTCAATGATGCCGTTGCCTTCATGTGACGCCTGCCAACGGCCTTGCGCCCAAAAATAAGCGGCAACGGAACTGTTTGTCGGCCCCCACGCGAGAATCTGTCCGCCATTCCTCGGCGCGCTCTCGATTGGCCTCCACGCATTCTCCGCCCGCGCCTCGTCCCTCTCACGCTCGCACGCGGCGAGACGGGCGGAGAGTTGGCCGCGCTCGGCGGAGAGAGCTTCTAGAAAGGCGGCGAGCGAGCTCCGGCCGCTGCTAGGCAATGCCTGTCCGTCGCGCAGATTGGCAACAATTGCCGCTATCGCCTTCGGGTTTGTATTGATCTTCCCCACCACAGACGCCGAGAGCATCGCGCGAAATACAGCGGCGGCAAGATCGACACGTCGCGGCCACGCCGGCGGTATGACGGCCTCTCCTGCGCGGTCCATCTCCTCCGTCACGTCCTCAAGCCCCTCGGCGATGAGGTCGACAATGGCGCGGGACGCTGTTTTAGTCCAACGCTCTCCGCCTTCTGGCCAGTCCTCACCTGTTTTTGCGACATGGCGAAGCTGTTTTAGGATTTTGTTTTCGACTTCCTCGACCAGCTTCTCTCGGACGGCTTGTGTGGTCATGGCGCGATCTCCTCCTCGCCGGCGGTCGCGGCGACGCGCGCCTTCCAGTCGTCGAGTTGTTTGCGCCCGACGGCGTCGCGCTCGGCCTTCGTCCGCGCCTTCCAGAATGCCTCCAGCGGGGCAAGCGTCGACATGGATGCCGCCGCGTCACCTTCGGCCAGGAGACCAGCGAGATCGCTCGGCATGACCAGCGGCACGTCGCCACGCGCCCACTCCGCCAGGAGCCGCCCCGTCGTCTCGTCAAGGGGCTTGTCCTCGGCGAAGATGTGCTCGAATTGTTGCGGCAGTTTCATCATCAGCTTCTCGCCGACGTGGTCGCTGCGCCAACTCGGAACGCCGCCCGCCTTTGGCAGCAGCAGACAGTTGACCGTCATCTCGAACAGCAGTTCCTCGCCTGCGATCGGCATGAACCCCATCTCGATCGGCTGGCCGCCTTTGACCGGCTTCGTCTTCTCCTTTGCGCGGAAGCAGAAGATGAAGTTGGCGTTGAGTTGCAGCAGGCCGGTGATGAACTGTTGGCGCAGCTTGGCCGGCTTGATCCACGCCGCCAGCTTGACGCGCTCGCGCTTCGCCATGTCGTCGCCGGCCATGCGCTCGACTTCGGCTTCCTGCGTCAGCAGATAGCCGCCGATGCCAATGTGCTCATGGCTGAGCGAGTCGAC